AAAAATTTTCATAATTCACAATTTAAAACAATAAACAATGGCATTTGATGTATCAACCCTTGTAAGTTACGTTATTGAGAACGAAAACTTATTGGTAGCAAAAAGCTTATTCGGGGCGAGAACAGCCTCACTTATAAGCGAAGAAGGTAATGTTTTGACAGGTATTAAATTCGCTGAACAAATCAACGTTCTAGGAACTGATGCGATTTTCCAAAGTGGTGCAGGTTGTACTAGAGTTTCTAGTGGTTCTACTACTATCACTCAACGTAAAGTTACAGTAGGTAATATTGCGGTAGTTGAGGACATTTGCGTGAAGGATTTGCGTAGAACTTTCCTTAGTAAGTCAATGGTTAAAGGTAGCTACGAAGACACTTTAGCATTTGAGAAAGAGTACACCGATTTAAAGTCACACACTATCGCAAAACAAAGTGAGATAGCATTGTGGCAAGGTGATACTACTAGCGGTAATGCTAACTTGTTATTGTTCGATGGCTTGATAAAATTAATTGATGCAGCGGCAGTTTCAGTACTTGCAAATAGTGCTACTTACATTGCAACAGGTGCGCCTATTTCAATTGCAACAGGTATTACAACTACAAACGTTAAGGCTGTAGTTAATGCTATGTGGTTAGCACTTCCAGCAGATGTAACAGGACGTGATGACATTCGTATATTCTGCGGTTGGGATGTATTTAACAAGTTTATCAATGCGTTTACCGACCAAAACTTATTCAACTTCGCACCAACAGGAAGTGAGGTAAGTGCCGCAAATGGTGTGGTTATCATACCGGGTACTAATTACAAACTTACAGCGGTTCACGGCTTAGATGGTACAAATAGGTTATTCTCTACCTATATGCCTAATTTCTATCTAGGTGTAGATATGGAGAACGAAGAAGATACTTTTGTTATGATGCAAGACCAATTTAAGGATTACTTACGTTTTAAATGCCAATTCAAACAGGGTATCAACGTGGCTTTCCCTGACCAAATAGTGTCATTCAAATTAGTTTAATTAACAATGTAGGGAGTGTAGTAATACGCTCCCTACTTTAATATCTTTAATCATGGCATGTGCATTAACACAAGACTTTAACTTAGATTGCCGTGACAGCGTGGGCGGTTTAAAAGTGCTTTATTTGATTGAGTTAGGTAATATTACTAGCTATACAGAATCAAGTGGAACTTTGACCGCTATCACAAAAGCAACTGGCAAAATATTTAGAAAGTACCAACTAGAATTAGACACCTCAACATTTGAGGAAGACTTAACAGGTAACCGCCAAAACGGTACTCTATACGTTACCCAAACAGGTACAGTTATCTTGAACAAGCAACAAGTATCAGTTCGTAATGAGTTGTTATTGTTGGGAAAAAATAGACTTGTTGCAGTAGGTATTGACAATAACGGATTTGCCCGTTTGTACGGCAGAACTCAAGGCTTGATGCTTACAACAGGTAAAGCTACACTAGGAACGGCGTGGGGCGATAGAAATGGCTATACACTTACATTAGTGGCACAAGAACCCGAACTAGCACCTTATGTAGATAGCGCAACACAGGCAACACTACAATCTTAAAAAAGATAAGTCATAAACAAACAACAGCCCCGTCATTAATTTGTCGGGGCTGTTTCGTTTATAAACAAAACGCCTAAAACTATATTTAAAAGTAATGTTACAGTTTAAAAATAGTAGTACAAGTGAAAGGATAATAGTAACGTTGACTGAATTAGTTACAGCCAACAGCCCTATATATTCGTTTGCTTTTACGCACGTTGTGACTAAAGATGTAGTAACATTTGCAAAGACTACGGATGACGATTTTAGTAATTATCCCGAAAGATATAATGAGTTTGAGATTAACCCTTCTGTAATATTTGCAGGATACCAAGTAGGCGAATGGCATTATATAATCACAGAACAACAAACGGGGATAGTTTTAGAATACGGGAAACTATATTTAGATAGGGGTACTGATTTTAGTTTCAAAAAATACGATAACGCTACAACATTTAAGACTTACAATGGATAACGCAATAGTTAAAGACGGGCAAGCATCACCAGAACTTTTAGTTTTAAAGTTCGCTGATAGTCGTGTGCCAATATTTAAAGAAGAACGTAACAAAGACTTTATAAAATACGGAGATAAAAACGATTATCCCGACTATTTGACATACTTATTCAATAAGTCTTCAAAGCATAACGCAATCGTAACTGGTAAGGCTGATTACATCTTTGGCGGTGGTTTTGAAAATGGCGATTTTATTGTTAACAGATTAGAAGAAAGTCTTAACGATATTGCAAAGAAATGTATTTTAGATAGAGAAATATTTGGCGGTTTTTACTTAGAAATTATCTACAACGCACTCGGTAAGATTTGCGAAATATATCACGTTGACTATTCTTGTTTGCGTAAAGGAAAAGAGAAAGGATATTACTATAAAGAAAATTGGCACGTTTTAAATAAAGAGCAAGAGCGTTATATTGAGGAATTTAACCATGTTAGTACAACAGGTTCACAAATATTTGCCTTTGCAGAATACCGCCCCAATGTTAGATATTATCCTTTGCCAATGTATATTGGCTCAAATAATTATATTGAGACTGATATAGAAATAAGCAAATACTATCTTAGTTGTATTCGTAACGGGATGATGCCATCGAAGATGATACAATTCTTTACGGGAGAGCCGACAGATGACAAAAAAAGGGAGATTGAGGCACGACTAGAAAAGAAGTTTAGTGGTAGCGAAAACGCTGGCAAGTTCTTTATGGTATTTAATGGTAACGCTAATAATAAAGCCGTTCAGATTGATGACTTATCGGCTAGTGACTTGGATAAGCACATGGACGGGCTTAATAAGCTTTGTCAAACCGAAATATATAGCGGTCACAAAGTTGTAAGCCCGATGTTGTTTGGTATCAAAGAAGCAGGACAATTAGGCGGCGTTACCGAGTTAAAGATGTCTTATGAGGCGTTTGTTAATACCTACGCAAAACCGAAGGCAGAAAGTATAAGTAAAGAGTTTAATTTTTTACTAGGCTTTTCAATATGGAATAATCAGAAATATGAATTAACGCAAATTGACCCGATAGGCGTTCAGTTTGATGTTAAGGATGTGATTAATGCATTGCCTAAACAATTTATATTTGAAAAGTTGGGTATTCCTAAAGAAATGTGGGGTCTTGAAAATATTGGCAGCGATAATAGACCAACGCCGACAATACCCGTTAAACCATCAACAGAAGTACAAGCAGCAGACGATGCCCCACAGGCTAACGATGCAATACGCAACCTTACAGCGAAGCAGCACCAACAAGTAATGCGTATCATTCGCCAATATTCTAAAGGGCAATTAACCGAAATAGCAGCGAAAGCGATGTTAAGAACGGGGTACGGATTAGCAGAAAGTGATATTAACGACTTGCTAGGTATTCAGCCAATTGCAGCGATGAAGTTTGAAGAACAAGAAGTTGCTATATTAGGAATGTTTGACAGTTGCGGCGAAAGCAAACAAGACTTTACAATATTGAAGTCGAAGCGTACGGGATTTTCAGCGGTGGAAGAAGCGAAAGAAGATGAAGAAATATATATTCAAGAAGCATTTAAGACAGCGGCAGACCTTACATTAACAGAAAGTAAGATACTAGATTTAATAAAGAAAGACCCTAAAGTTACACCCGAAGTAATAGCGAAAACGATAGGGCAAACAGTTAGTTTTGTTGAAAGTAAATTAAAACAATTTGAGGCAAAAGGCTATATTGAAAGCAATACCACTACAATAGGCGAAGATGTACAAGTAATACGTAAAGTGCCACCAACGGCGGGTATACCCCCTATCAAAAAAACGCCACTTGATACGGTGAAAATAATGTATAGTTATGAAGGGCCAGAAGACAGTCGTAACCGTCCATTTTGTGCAAAGATGATGCAACTTAATAGGTTCTATTCTCGAAAGGATATAGAAACAATAAGCGAAAGATTAGGGTATAGTGTCTTTGATAGACGTGGGGGCTTTTGGATGCACAAAGATGGAACGATAACGCCATATTGTAGGCATAGATGGCAGTCTAATATTGTAGTTAAAAAGTAAATTAATAGTTATGAGTTTAAACATATTGCTTATTTCTGACACAATGATAAAGGAAAGAACTGCCATACATGGCAATATTGACCCTAAGTTAATCTATCCAGAAATTAAGTTTGCACAGGATAGTAAGATATTGCCAATATTAGGGACTAGGCTTTATAATAAGTTTCAAACTATTATAAATGATGGCACTATCACTACTGATAGCAGCCTTATAAACTATAAGAATTTACTAGATAATTACCTTGTAGATGCCTTAATGTACTATACCCTTTCGGAGTTACCCGTAAATATTAGCTACCAACTTTGGAACAAGGGAGTAGTAAGAAAACAAGGGCAAGATACTGACTTACCTTCTATGAGTGAGCTAGTTGCAATATCACAAAACTACTTAAAGAAGGCAGAGTATTACGGCAATAGAATGAAATTATATATCATTCAAAATGCACCGCAAATGTTTACTGAATACCTTAATCCGGGTATGACGATTGACACCGTAGTTCCCGAGATGCGAACGTTTACGATGCCGATGTATTTAGGAACGTTTGACGAATATGGAACAGAGCACCGCCGCCCCGATAATCCCTTTTGTAATCCGGGTGGTTTTAATGGGCAACCCTATCATTCTTAATTTATAATATGAGCAAGAAACCCAATTTAAAAAATCAAGAAAAGTTAAAATTATACTTACAAAAAAATGACATTAACGTACAACCAAATAATACAGCGAATAAAGTCACTAGCCAACAATCACAGGCAGATAAGAAACTGTTACAAGGGGTTAGTAACCGACTTTCTAACAGATAGGACTACTTTATACCCTTCGGCATTCTTGCAAGATAATGGCAGCGGTAATATATCGGTAAGTAATAGGGGTACTACTTACCCTTTCCGTATATTCATTCTTGATTTAGTACATTTGAGCGAAGACACTAAAACTAATGAGCAAGATGTTATGAGTGACTGTATGCTGATTGCCCTTGATTTGATTGCGCAGTTTTCATCTTTTAATTATACTGATTGGCGTATTTCGGCGGATAACCCTACTCAATTTGTAGTGGAAGACGAAAATGATTTTATTGCAGGGGTAACGGTTGACTTTTCAATTAAAGTATTATTTAACAAAGACAAGTGTCAAATACCTTTCAGCGATGCGCCGATTTACATAGACTATCAAACTAAATATGTACAAGATATGACTTACATAGCAACAGGAAGCGAGGGCACTACCTTAACTATTCCGCAAATAGTAGGTAAGAAAATACTACTAATAACCCGTGAAAGTATGGTGCAATATGAAGTTTCAAATAACCCTAATACGACTGAATTTGTATGGGATGGAAATAATATTACGCTAGGTTTAGAAACAAATGTGGGAGAAAGATATTTAATACTATACAGAAACTATTGATAATGAAATTTTTGTTATACTTTTTAATGTTTTTTCCTTTACTTTTAAAGGCGCAAAACGATGACACAACTAAATACAGCAAGTACCCTAATACTTACGGTATTCAATATCCACGTTTGTGGGCTACAAAAGTTTTAAGAGTACCGACTGATACAAGTAATAGCAAAACGGGAGTTTCTATTGTAGGGAATACTTTATATTATGGTAATGGTAGTTATTGGGCTAGTCCTTCAGCGGCAGGGGTAGACACTACTTCACTCTCAAATAGGATTAATTTAAGATTAAAATATACCGATACATCCGCAATGCTATTGGCTTATCGTAATAGCTTAAATAGCAAAGGTACAGTTACTAGCATAACCACAGGATTAGGGCTAACAGGCGGCACTATAACAACAAGTGGCACAATAGGACTAGATACGGCAAATGCAAGCGTAATAAGCCGACAAAGAGCAGCAGCTACATATCAAACAATTGCAGCAGCTATCACAGGTAACTCCCCTACTATCACATCTTCGAAAGTACCCCTAACTTATTGGAATGGCACAAACCACATAGGATATACAAACGGAGCAACAGTAGATACGGCGTGCGGTAATGTGGCGGCAAATACTTTTTATAGTGGGTTCTCAACTGTTTCAGCAAGTGGCACGCAAATAACTTTAACCGTATTATCTATCCCTAATTATTTGATAACGGGTTCGTTGGGGCAAGTTATAAAATTACCAGATGCTACTACTTTGCCTAGTGGTACAATTTTCACATTCAATAATAATCAAACAAGTGGAACTATTACGGTCAACAATAATTCAAATACTTTAGTAACTACAATTCCAGCAGGTGGGTATGCCTCTTTAGTTCTTAATAGTAATTCGATAGCAGCAGGTAGTTGGGACTGGCATTATAGCGCACCATCAGCAGTTCAATGGAGTACCAATACATTTAATTTAGGCAATGCAAGTATAACTAATGCAACGTGGAATGGCTCTGTAATACCAACTAATAAAGGCGGTGCGGGTTCGGTAACGGGAATATTAAAGGCAGATGGCGGTGGTAATGTTAGTGCGGCAACAGCAAATACACCGATAACAATAACTAGCGGCGTAATAGGTGTAGACACTACAACACGTTATACAGGATTAGCTACAATAGGCAAGGCTTATAATGATAGTTTAGTATTAGCAACGGCAATAAACACTAAGGGGGTCAGTAGTTTAGTTTTAAATAATACAGGAGTACTACACACTACTCCCACAACTTTTACAAATACAGCAGGGGCTTGGAGTGGCACTCAAACTTTAGCAACACAATCAGCCTATAAAGTCTTTTGGAATAATACAAATGCTTCTGCAACACCTAATTGGTATTCATTAGACAGTAACGCATTTGGGGGAAATTTTGCGGTACAGGTTAGAAATACTTTAAGTGCAACCCGTAACGTTTCAACAGGCTCAATATTTACTTACAACAGCGCAACGGGGGCTTACAATTTAGACACGACTAGGTTAGGGCAAACATATACAGCAGGCAGCAACATTACTATTACAAGCAATACGATAGCAGCAGACACCACAACAGGGGGTACTAAATTAGCTACACAAGGGTATGTTACGAGAGGGCTTTCTGGTAAACAAAATACCATTTCTTTCCCATCCTCAAACGGTTCAGTACTCTTCACAAACTCTAGTGGTATTGGCTATGATAGTCTTAATTTTTACTATAATAACTCTACTGCAAGATTAGGGATTGGGGCATCATCAACAGGGGTTAATTATGCGCCAATAAATATGACATCTACTAGTGCGCCAACTCCTTATAGAGCTTATGCAAATGGAGCTTATGGTACTAATGCTTGGGACGCATTTAGAGGACCTAATATTGGTATATGTTTGGCTTCGGATGGTTCTGGGACTATTAATAATAATGGATATGTTCAAATAGATTTAGGGGCTGCAACAGGAGCAGTAGTAAATGCTTATGGTTTACAGTTCTTATCTGCTAACGGATTTACAGGCTTTCCACCTAGTTGTGTATTAAAAGGTTCTAACACAGCAAGTGCATTTGGTTCTCCTAGTGATGCTTCTTGGATAACTATTGATACAAGAACAATTGGAAGTGGTACTAGCGGTCAAATATTTATATTTAATTTAGGTAGTTCATATACATATAGATACTATGAAATTGGTGTACCGGGTACTATAGCCGCACCTAACTATGCTACGTTTGGTTATTTTCAATTATTGAATACATCACCATCTAAAGTAGAACCGCAAGCTAAACTTGATATTACTACTTACAATAATACAGATATTGGACAAATAATACAAGGGACTAGTTCACAATCAGCAGACTTACAGCAATGGCAAAATAGTAGCAATACTGTACTAGCTAAAGTAGATGCTAGCGGTAATATTAATACTACGGGTACTGTTTCAGCTACGGGAGCTATTAGTGGTAGCTCTACCATTACTGCTACATCATCTGTTACTGCTTCTCAACTTAATTCTGCTGCTACCAAATCAACAGTAAGCGCATCAACTAGCGGTTCAGTAGTATTTAGTCAACCCTTTGCAGGAAGTAGTTATAAGAAGGTAGTTATTTATTGCAATGCCGCATTGGGAACAGCTAGTTATACTTATCCTATTGCGTTTGCCAATACCCCTACGGTATTATCTACTAATGGATTAGCAACAAGTTTGGTAACAAGTATAAGCACAACGGCGTGTACCGTAACGGGTAGTTCGAGTACAGGTTTTTTAATCATAGAAGGGTACTAAAATTATATTATGAAAAAGTTATTTATCAGTTTGCTACTTATAGCTAGTTTAGGAAGTAAAGCGCAATTAGTACCTAGTATAGATACTAGCTTTCATCCTGTTATTGATACTTCATTAGTAGGTATTACAGCGTGTAAAATAGTACCAATAAAGGCGGTATTAAGTAACGATACGGCTACTAGGGTGAGCATTGGTATAGTTAGTGATAACTTAGCAGATTTGGCTAATTTGAGCGTGTCATTCATCAAGTCCGATTTGTCGCCTATTAAAACATTTACCTACACTTTACAAGGTCAGAACTACATTGATTGGAATAATAATGAGTACCTGTTTAAATTAGTAGCTACTTATCTACAATCATCTATTGGCATTCATTTAACCTTTAAATAAAAAATCAGTTGACTATGATACACCATATTAAGAACACCATAGAGGGAGTAATTTATCTGTTAAGCGGAACTACTATGATAGCCATAAGTTTAACTGATATTGACGTATATGTAAGAATAGGGGCAGGGATATTCGGCAGTCTTGCTAGTGTGTGTGCAGCGATATACTATATTGATGCAACAAAAAGGGGCAAGAAGAAATAATGATAACCGCCTTTAAGATATTGTATGTGTTGTGCAGTATGTATGTGGGCTATTTGATAATTGATAATAAAACAAACAAGATGAAGAAGTTTTTAGGAATTATGTTTATGTTACTTGTCGCTAGTTGTGGATTAGCAATAGCGCAAGACAGTACCGCAGTTAATGTAGTTAATGATTTACTACCTACAATCGAAGGTAAATTTACTTTCATCCCTTATGTATTAGGGGCGTTGTTTGCGGTTAGTGAGGCACTTAGTTTCATTCCTTCTGTAAAGGCTAACGGTGTATTTCAGTTAGTATTCGGTTGGTTAAAAGCGATACAAGGGAAATAAATAGTAGTGGGTATGCCACTCAAGTTGCCAAAGAATAGCATTCGGAGGACTTAGATGCACACTTTACCCACTCATATCATTGTGGCTATACTGCCATAATTAAAGCAAGCGTAACAGTTAGGCTTGTCGTGTGTGTACACATTCAGTAACAGCCCTCAATACCACTAGGTGTTGAGGGTACTTTTAAGACACTTACAAATGAAAAACTTTAAATTAGCCGTATTAGTAGCAGTCGTGTTATCGTTGCTTTATTCTTGTATGACAGACAGTAAAGCACTTCAAACAGTACTCACTAAAAAGCCGATATTCGATACGATTGGGAAAGTTTACACACAGTTACATCCTTGTGACCCTGTGTCAGTTGTACATCACAGCGATACAAGCTACTTACACGACACCTCAACCGTCTACAAAGTGGATACAGTTGGAAACTATATTCACGATACAACTACTATTACCCACACTAATACTATTCACATTCACGATAAAGATACGATAGTAGACAATCAACAGATTAAAATACTAGAAAGTGAAATAGCTTACGATAACGTGAAACTAGGCGAATTAACGGGACAGATAACGGCTACTCAAGGGCAAGTAGTTACAGAACATCATAGGGGCAACGATTGGGCTTTAAGGTTTTGGCTGCTATTGTTAGGGGTCGTAATTGCTATTGTATTGATGATTATTAAGCCGAAGATATGACATTAAAACAACGCTACGAATCAATCGCAACAGCCTATCTAAATAAGTTCATTAAGAAGCAGGATATAGACTTTGATGGATGGGTATCAGATGATATTGGGGGGATAGCTTCTTTTTGTTGTCAGTACTTCTTCAACTTAGATGATATTAGGTACGACATAGATAATGAGTGTGAAATAGGGCTAATACTCCGATGGCAAGAAGATGGAGTAGACCACGACATGAAAGGAAAT